TTAAAACCATAGCTGGCGCTGTCCAGTCTGATTTGGGTGCGGCGGCGCAGGGTCAATTTTACCAGGCGTCACAATATAGCGCTCTATAGATTCCATCGTCACAAAAGTGCAACTGCAATTAATATTAGTACACTGGTGATAGCGTTCTTTTGTGTTTTCGCTGAGATAGCGACTAGTACGCGCATGCGCCGCATGCTTACATTTTGGACAATGGAACATAGCTCACCTCTATTCACTTATTGTGAATTAATGATACTTCATCATTCACTATTTGAGAATCAATGTTTACACACTAACCTAATAAGGATGTTCAATGACTCTTTTGAGACTTTCCATTTTTAGCTTATGTCTTTCTCTTTCTTATTCCGCTTTTGCTCAAACAAGCGAAAAATTGACCTTAGAAAAAAACTTAAAAGTATGGCAACCAACTGAAATATCCAATAAAAACAACATAATTACTGTTGTATTACCCGGCAAAAACCTGACGCCGGAAGCGTATGAATCCATAGTTACTGGTGGCATTTGCATGCCTATCTGGACGAAAGACGCACCTAACAAGTATCTGGAAAAGATCAAAGAGTTAAATATCGTTAATCAATATAAAGTGCTCGGGTTTACTGTTGAAAGCCCTGCATCTACCTGCGCTGAAATGGGTAAGCTAATGGATAAACCAGGCAAAGCATATCTTGCATCAAAAACCCGTATGTATATTCCAGCCAAATAGTCGAGACAACCAATAACCCGCGTATTTGCGGGTTATTTTTCATTATTCACCGTCATCCGATTCATCGTCAGCACCGGCCTCAAACTCGACATCCGATAGTTTGACTTCCAGCTCTAACGCGGTTGTATAGCCGTTGTTGCTGAGCGCGTGAGTTACTTTGGTGATGATCCACGCTTGCTCATCTATGACGCTCTTAAAGCCCGATACTTTAACCGGCGTTTCCGGGTACAGGTCAGCGCGACCGACCGCAAGACTTATTGAGAACTCGGCAACGCCGCGTTGTAGTTTGTCCCACTTTGCTTTAGCCGCGCGCATCGCCTGAGCTTTTGATGAATAGACAGTGGTTAGGGCGAATACGTTATCCGCCTCACCGGCCATGTATTCGCCTTCGCGCGCTTCCGGCTCTTTGTCCTCTTTCTTTTTCGCAGCTTTGGCTTTCGGGTGTTGCAGGGCGCGCAGGTGCTGCTCTTTCGGCTTGCGCTTCACTTTCACCGTTTTAGGCTTCGGCTCTTTGGTATGCAGCCATTGCGCCGTTACGCCGGTATAAGCGCCCCGGTCAGCAATCGCAAACTGGTGCCGGTCGCCGTCGCTGCGGATAATGGTCACCTGCGGGATGGGTTTACCGCTGGCACTGACCGCATCGCCCGGTTTGAGGAACAGCAGTTTTCCCGCTTTGACAGACACCTCACCGCCGTTCCTGTCGGCCAGCCGGGTCAGGAATTTGGCGTCGGACTCCTGAGACTGGTCGATATGCGGAATAACGATTTTTGCCAGCTCCGGCGCAACGGCCGCCGTCAGCTTGTTGCGTGTCGCGATGGTCTCAACAATCATACCGAGCGTTTTGTCGTGCCATGACTCCTCGCGTCGTGAGTTCAGGGAGCCACGAAAATCGGCACTCCGGGCGCGGATGGTCACCGTATCCGGCGCGCCACGGTGTTCAACCTCATCCACGGTGAAACTGCCCTTACCAATAAGCGCAGAACCTTTCCACCCCAGAAACAACGTCAGCACTGCGCCGCGCACCGGCAGAACGACACGCCCGTCGGCGTCGTTGAGCTCGATATCGAGCTGGTCAGCTTCAAACCCCCTGTTATCGGTCATGGTCAGGCTAATCAGGCGGTCGCTGATGTTGCCGGTAATATCCTTGCTGTCAATTTTCAGCATAAACGCGGGGGTGAGCGTGCTCCCCGCTTCGCTATACAGTATTTCTGACATCAGAACCCCAGGCTTGACGTTAATTTAGTGGCGGATTCTTTAGCCTTACCGACCAGGCTGTCGGCCTGTTTATTCAGGTCGCCATACACCGCCGCGAGCGACTCATCGACGCGGGTCAGTGTCATGGTGAAGGTGATTTTCCGGGGCGAGCCGTCCGCAAAAAACTCGGTGCCGGTCTCGCTGATGCTGTTGATAACGTACATCCCGTAAATCAGGCCAGTCCCTGCCAGCAAAGGCCAGGCACGCCCCTCCTCCGCCATCAGGCGCAGCGCGGTCAGCGTCAGATGCCCGCCGGTGAGCTCCGGGAATAACTCGCCGCTGAGCGTGATTTTCTCCTCACCGACGCCGAGAAACTGAAAGGCATCACGCTTGCCGACGCGGTTGTTTGACGGCCAGCGGTATTCCGCGTCGCGCTGCATGCTCTGAAACGGCAGCGTCTGACGCATAAAAACAAAAAAGCCAAGTGCAAGCATCATCTCAGTGTCTCCTTATCCGTCGGTTCGCATGTTCGCCCGCTCGCGGGCGCGTTTGTCCCGGTCGGTTTTCTCAATAGCATCCTGCAACTGACGCCCGAGGTCGCCCCCCGGTGCGCCGCCGTTTTGTACCGTGATGTTGTAATGGCTCTGCCGGTTGTCGGTGTAGGCATTCCCCGCACCGGGGGCGGTAACGGGCTGATACCCCAGATAACCGCCGTACGTGCTGGTTGCAGGGATATACCCGCCATTACTGATTGACGGGTTTTGCGTGGCACTGGCTTTCGCGGCACCGGCTTTTTCCGCTGTTTTATCGAGGTCGCCCGATTCCTTGTTAATGACGCCGAGTTTTTCCAGTACCCACTCGATCCCCGCGCGCAGTTTGTTGAACGCTTTAAGCGGAAACATCAGCGCATCAGCCAGCCCCTGGCCGAATCGCATCCCGGCATCCTTGCAGGCGTTGAGTTGCTCCTGAGACGATTTCACCGGCTCAAGCAGGTTGGTAAACCAGTCCCACGCGGCTTTGAGTTTTTCCCCCAGCCAGTCAAACATCGGTTTCAGCGGTGAGAACAGTTCCCCGACCGGCGCAAACGCCGCCTTAAGCCCTTCGATCACGCCCTCAAAAAAGGCCGAAATGGGCTCCCAGTATTTGCGAATCAGCAATGCCCCGGCGACGATGGCGACGCCAATCGCGACAATCGGCCAGGTGAGCGCGCCGAGTACCGTCATGATCGCGCCACCCACGACGCTGAAGACGGTGCCGAGTACCCCGGCAATCGCAATGATGGCGTTGATACCGCTGATAACCGGGAACGCCACCAGACCGATTGCGCCGACAACCCCGATAATCCCGACGGCCACCGCCGCGATGGTGCTGATGGTCTGCGCCAGTCCCTTATTTTTCTGGATCCAGCCGTCGAGCTTAAGCACATACCCGGTCGCGGTTTGCACCAGTTTGCGGAGGGAGGATTCCTGCTGGTCAAAAAGGTCAGTGCCGACCGCCTCATAAGCTGACTGGAATTCTTTGAAGTCGCCGCCGAGGTTGTCCTGCATGACCTTCACGAGTTCCTCGGTCTTGCCATCGGACGCCTTTAACGCCGCTGTCAGCGCGTCGAGCCTGCCGGATGCCGCGCCCTGCAACAGGGCGTTGGCGGATTTCAGCGCCTCCTCACCAAAAATGGTTTTCAGGTATTCGCCCTGCTGGGCGTTACCCAGCTTGTGCTTCGCAAAGCTGGCGCTGATTTCTTTCAGAATGGTGAAGACAGGCCGCATGTTGCCTTTGCTGTCGGACGTCTTGATGCCAAGCTCTTTCAGGGCGGTGAACGCCTGCCCGGTGGGAGCCTGTAAACGACTGACAACTGCCGAGCTGCCCGTCCCGGCCATTGACCCGGTGATGTTGTTATCGTGCAGAACACCGGTCATCGCGGCCGCTTCTTCGAGGCTTACCCCCGCCGCGCGGGCAACGGGCGCCAGATACGTCATGGCGTCACTGAGCCCCTGAAAATCGGCGGCTGACTTATTCATCGTCGCTGACAGGACATCCCCGATGTGACCCACTTTGTCATTGGATAGCTGAAAGGCGCTTTTCGTCCCCAGGAGTAATTTTGCGTTCTCCTCCATCGTCTGCCGGTTGGCGAGCGACATATTGAGTGTGACGGGGGTCGCGGCCTGAATGGCAGCCGCATCGCCGCCCGCTTTGGCAATGATGATTTGCGCCCCGGCGGCATCGTCAGCCGAGGCGGCAGTATTATCGCCGAGCTGGCGCGCCTGTTTACGCAGGGCGGTCATTTCTGCCGAGTCTTTGGCTACACCTAACGTCGCCTGGAGCTCAGAGTTTTTCTGCGCAAAATCAAATCCCGGCTTTAACAGTGCCGCACCGGCCAGTGTGGCGGTCGTGGCAATCCCGACACCGGCAGCGCCGACCGCCGCCGATTGACCGGCGAGCGCTTTTCCCGCCTGATAGCGCTGCTTAACCGCGCTCAGTTTGGCCTGTTGCGCACTGACGCGCGCCAGCGCCTCGCGCTGCCGGTTAAGTTGCGAGGTGGTTTCACCAATACTGGTTTTCAGGCGGCGCTCATCAGCGGCCAGCGTGCGCGTGTTGATGCCCGCCTGGCTGAGTTCCTGCCGTGTACGCTGTACCGCTTCACGCAGGCTGTTATGTTTGAGCTGGAGCGCGGCGGCATTTTTGCGCGCGGCTTCCATTGCGGCGGCCTGTGCGCGGGTCGGGTTTTCGGTCTGTTTAAACGCCACGGCCAGCGCGGCGGCTTCCTGTTTCGCTTTCGCCAGCGACTGGCTGGTCACGGCAAGCTGTGCGCTGGTCTTGCGAAAACCCTCGATTCTGGATGCCTGGCTGTTGAGTTCACGTAATGTGGTTTGCGTCGCCCGGATATCGCCGGCCAGCGTTTTGCTGGCCTTTTCGATGGATTTTAACGGGCGGGTCGCCTGGTCAACAGCCCTGAGCAATACCTGTAATTTCACATCACTCATTGGTGTTTCCGCTTCGCTGGAGCGCTTTTTCGCGCCATGTAACGAGCTCGGTCAGGCTCAGGGGAAATAACTCCGATGGCGGCCAGTGAAAAATCACCGCGATATCCGCCATCAGGTCATCGACTGACAGGTCGGGCGGGAAGGTTACTGCGCCGAATTCGGCGACAAAAAACCAATCACCTTACCGGCCAGTGCCACAAGGTCAGGCAGCTCCAGCGCGGCGACTTCCTGCTCGGTCAGTGACGGCGCAGTCACGCGGGGCAGCACTTTAATCAGCGCGTCGACGTCGGAGTTTGCCACCGAGGCCAGGCTGACACCGCGCAGCGTACCGGCGTTAGGTTTCATCAGGGTAATCTTGTCGATAACCTGCTCGCCGCGTTTGACAGGGTTTTCCAGGGTGATCACATTTTCGTTTTTCATGGTGTTCTCGTCTTAATAGGGAATGGGGGTAACCGGCCAGCGTCGCTGACCGGGTGAAAAATTACAGGCCGATATTGCGGCGGTGCTGTTCGAGGCGGTCGGTGCCGTTCACTTTCTCAATCATGTTCAGCGTGTCGATTTCAACCAGCTCTTTGCCGTCCATCGTCAGCTTGAAATAGGTGCAGATAACCGAGATTTTGGATTCGCTGTCTTCGCCCTGCTTACCTTCGCCGGTGTCGATCTCTTTCTGACGGCCACGCATGACCACCTCGACGGCGACCGTTTCGCCGGTGTCGTCGCGCTGGTAGGAGCCCGCAAAACGAATTGGCACAGCATCGACGCCGGTTGCGCCGTACAGTTCCCAGATAGCGGAATCCGGGAAACCGCCGAGCGACCATTCCATCGACAGGGCATCATCATCGAGTCCCATATCGATGGGCGCGACGCCATTCATCCCCGCGCCGCGATAGTTCTCCAGCTTGCGGGTCAGCTTCGGCAGGGTGATGGATTTGGCGATCCCCTGATAGCTGTAGCCATTCAGGAACACATTCATGTATTTGAGCTTGCGCGGCATTGCCATTTAATCAGGCTCCTTATTTGCTGTTGACCGAGGAAACCAGCGTCGCCAGATATTTATCGGTGATGCGCTGGCGTAAGGTCAGGTTTTCCAGTGGGGGAACCGGCGTGTAGTCGTAATCGATATACAGTTTTCCGGCTTTCAGGGTCTCTTTGTCGTTGGCCTCTTCGTCAAACCAGCAGGTCGCATCCACGATGTAACCATTCGTTTTGAGCTCGCGGAATTTGGCGTTGATGCCGTCGACGATATCGCGGATAAGCGTCGCGGTGATGGGTTTGTCAACCGCCCACATGTGCGCGGCGGCCATCGTGTCGGCGATAACCTGCGCGGTGCGGGTGTAGTTCTCAAACAGGAATAACGGGTCATCTGAACAGGTGCGGTTTCCCCAGAAACGAAAGCCATCCTTGCGAATCAGCGTCGTGATGCCCGCCTCGTTAAGCAAATCCGCATCGGTGCCGGGCTCCTGCAAATCCCAGAACACCGACGCACTGATGCCGGTCACGCCATTGACGCCGACGTTAGACAGGGTTTTGTGCCAGCCGACCGACTGGTCGATGTAGGCGCGCAGACCGAGCGCGCGGGCGGTGGCGTATGCCGTGGTGGTTGCATTTTTCACGGTGTCCCAGGCGAGAAAATCCGGCCAGATAACCATTAATTCACGCTGGCTGAAATTGTCGCGGTACTTGATGGCATCAGATACCGTTTTGCAGCCCCACGCGCTGACGTAGCCGAACGCACGCAGCTTCTGGCAAACCGGCGCAAGTGCGGTCGCCACTTCCAGTGTGTCGAAACCCGGCACACCGAGAATGCGCGGCTTCACGCCGGTGACAGCTTCGGCAGTCAGCAGTGCCTTAAGGCCGGTGTATTTGCCGTTCTCGTCCGTGGTGCCGATGATGCTGGAAATGGTCTGCGCGAGCGCCGCCTCTTCATCGTCGCCGGTGCCCTCCGCGACACGCACAACGACAATCACCGGTTTTGCCTGGTCAGCGATGGCCTGTAATGATGCCGCCAGCGTGCCTTTTTTACCGGCCTTTGTAATGGCGCTTTGTACGCTGGTAATCAGTACCGGCTCGTTAAGGGGAAAGGTCGCGGCATCGGCATCGCTGGCGGTGCATACCATGCCGACAATGGCGGTCGAGACGGTGGAAATGACGCGCGTGCCGTCGTTAACTTCGACGACCTGCACGCCATGATGATAATCACTCATCCGTTTAACTCCGTTGTGTTGGGGTGAGTGTTATTTTCCGGGGGGTACGAAAGAAGGGCTATTAATCCGGGATGGGTGCCGTGCAGGACAACAACAAACAAGAAAAATATATTTTACCGCTTACGCTTGTTAATAAGCGAATCCACGCCAGGCTTAGAGCGGCTCCTGAAAGGATACACGCCCAGCCCAGGGTAAAAGGCTCAGGGATGAGTCAACACATATGCGGTATCGTGATAATAAGAACCCATGCTAAAAATATTGCCCTCTCCTGGAGGGCTTTTTTAATATGGAAAGCTCTTGTCAGACAGCCTTTACTTTAATCTGACCCTGGGGAGGGACTGGCGGGCAATTCCCCTCAGCCATTACTCAGGTTTCTGAGGCCAGACGATATCAGCAACGCCGGACGTGTCCACCGCCTCCAGCGCATCGAGATAATCCAGCCACTCGCCGTACTGCTTTACATCATCACCGGTCAGCCGTGAAAGGGCGGCTTTTCCCGGCCACTGCCTGTTATTAATAAACTCACTGGCCTGATTAAGCAGCCACTGTTTTTGCAGTGCGGCACCTTCGGCAAGCTCCTGTTGTGTTCTGTCCACCCAGACCGGGTTTCCTTTCCGGTCTGTGCCAAGTTTTTTACCGGCGGGCGGGGTGAAATTAAACGTATCCCGGATGCTGTCATCGACTTCGATGACATCACCGGGAAGCGTCCCGGCAGACCTATAGGCGTCGATATGTTCGACCGGATAAAAAGCCAGCGTTTCTTTTGAAAATAAATACATAAAAGCCACCTATAATCCGAGCGCAATAAAACACACGTGATTGTTTGCGCTGGTCTGATAAACACGTGACGTGCGGTTAGCACTGCCACCCCACACAGGGTTTGCGTTTCCGGGCATTGCCGCATCGGCCAGGAAAAAATTCGGGAACGGGATCGGGAAATTAATCACGTTTGAACCGGCGCTCAAATCTGCCGTATACCACTGCACGTAAATACCGTTAGGCAGCATCATGTAATCGTTCAGGGTATTGCCCGTTCTCCATGCCGTCATATCAGGAATTTGCCCGACGCCCGTCCCGATACTTTTCACCGCCGCCGCCCCCAGCCCCAGATTGTTCCTCGCTCCGGCAACGTCGGTTAAGTCTGAGAGATTAAACGTTTTATTCAGGGCATTGACGAGTCGCGGGTCATTCCCCGCCGCTACTGTCCCGGCCGTCGTGCCGGTGTCTTTTGTTGCACTGTTGCCGAGACCAAGATTGCCGCGCGCGCCGGGAATGTCGGTCAGGTCAGCAAGGTTAAAAATATTCTGAAGCGAACGCTTGTACCAGTCATCCGAACGCGTCACGACGTCCGACAGCCCCAGATACTGAACAAGCTCCGCGACATCCTTTCCTGAAAGCGCGGTAAGCGTGTTATCAAGCGGCTGTTTCTGCGCGATTATCCCCGAAACCAGCGAGGCGATGGCGGCCTGTACGAATGCAGCCGTGGCAATTTCGTTCTCACTGGCGGATTTATCCGGCGTGGGAGCTCGCGGTTTCCCCGTAAAAACCGGGCTCGCAACCGGCGCATACTGTTTGTGCGGATTGCTGTCAGCGATGTGCTGTTTCAGCAGATTGTCGGTATACGCTTTAACTTCAATGACCGCGTTATCGACATACTGGCGTGTTGCCAGCACGACCGACGGGTCGATTTTCAGCGTGACGGCAGCAGTCGAGGAGACAATCAGCACCATGCGGATAGTCTGGGTTCGCCCGCTCCCCTCCTGGAGCTGCGGTTTGTACGTCTCCGGGCAGTTGGCGACCGCGATTAACACGCCGTTATCGTCATACAACCCGATTTCGCGGATCCAGAAACCGCCCTCGTTTTCAGGGATAACCTGCTCGGCAATAATCTGGCTGGCGTTGTTCGCGTCAACACTGAGCATATTCAGCGGCGCGATGCGTTTCTGGTTAACCAGCTTCGTTTGCGTGGCGTCCGGCGTTGGCAGTGTGCCGTTGCCATCGCCGACGGCCATTTGCGTGATGTTGAGCTTCGTACCGAGCGCGGTGGCATTTGCCAGCAGTGCCGCGCCCTGGTTGGTCAGAATGGCAAAGAATTTCGCGGTCATGCGCTTACTCTCACGTTGTCGATAAAATGAATGGCCGAGGCCGGGAAATACTCCCCGCCGCCGGTGATGTCCTCAGGTAAATACGGGTAAACGACCAGCGCGTCTCCGGCATAGCTTCCCGCGTCGACGTAACACTCGCACGATGTGCTCAGGCTGATGGCAAGCCCGGTCAGGTGACGGCTGGCGGGTTTCGCGTCATTGATAAGCCGCTCCAGCTCCTGATACATCTCGTCGGTGATGCCGCCGTCGAGCACGCCCACCACCAGGCGAAACGTGCCGGGCTCCTCGTTAAGCTCCCACCACTCGCGCACCTCGATAAGAAAACCGAGCGGCTCCACCACGCGGCGCAGGGCGCTGATGGTGCCCTTGTGCTGATGGACAAAAAACGAGGCCGCAATTACCCGGCGTTTCGTGGCTTCCGGCCAGTCAGCGTCCCACCGGTCGACAGACAGCGCCCACGCCAGATAGGGCAGCAGGTCAGCCGGGCAGGTCTGCGGGTTCCACAGGGTACGCAGCGGCACCGGGACACGGGCAATCTCAGCCGCTGCGGCTGCGGCAGCCACTTCCAGCGGCGACGAGCCAACGGGTAACAGCCGGTCACTATTCATCGTTACCCCCGGCGGTGATGCGGTAACTGGTGCAGTAAGACGCCTGGTGTTTGCCGAGCACGATGTCGCCTGTCGGCTCGCTCAGCTCCACGCGCTGGACACCTTCAACATGCAGCGCGGCATAAATGGCTGACCGGCGAACGTCACGCCCCAGCCGGTGCTGCGCGGTGATATAGGCTTTCAGTTTCTGCTCAGCCGTGGCGCGAATGGGCTCCGCTTCGGGGCCAGGGTAAAACCAGAGTGTGGCGGCCACCTCATACGGCACAATCTCCGCCGCCTGCACCGTTACGCGGTCGCCCACCGGGCGCACGTCCTCCGCGTTGAGCGCCTTTTCCACCACGGCCAGCAGGTCACCGGTGGCGGTGCCGTCACCCTCGCGGGCGAGCACGGTGATGGTCACACAGGCCGGTGTCGGGCTTTCGACAGAAATATCAGCGACACGTCCGTCGGCGCTGCGTCCGTGGTATTCATAGGCACCGACCGGACCGGCCACGCTCAGCCCCTCAAACGCCTGTTGAGCGCGCAGGCGCAAATCCGCATCGGACTCCATCACTGCCGCCACCGGCGGGATGGTGGTATCGTCTGCCGGGGTGATGGTCAGCCGTGCGGTGTTGTTGTTCGCGGCCATGACATCAAGGTCGCTCCCCTCAGCGCTAGCCAGCGTCACCGCGCGGGCGGCTTCGTTGACGCGCTGACGCCAGATAACCTCCCGGTAGGCGTTCTCTTCCAGAAACTTGGTCAGTGGCTCGGATTCCAGCGCCAGCGTGCGGGCGACGGCTTCCTGTTGCTCCGCCGGAAACAGCGAAACCAGTGTCGCCTTGCGCTCGGCGAGGATGCTCTCGTAATCCAGCGCCTCAACCACATCCGGCGCGGGGAGCTGGCTTAAATCAACAATCGGCATGGTGTTAGCTCACAGGGATAGTTAACGAAAGGGCGTCGCCGGTGCTGACAATCTCGCCGGTCAGGCTGACCACCATGCGGCCATCAGGCTGACGCTTCGTGGTCACCGCGCTTAAGGTGATGCGCGGCTCCCATTTCAGCACCGCGAAATAACAGGCGACCCTGATTTGCAGCTCCAGTGCCGGGGTCTGCGGCTGATCAATCATGGCGGACAACAGCGAGCCATAATCCCGGCGCATCACGCGCGAGCCGACCGGCGTTCGCAGGATATCGCTGAGGCTCTGGCTGATATGTTCCGCGTCCGTGATTGTCCCGCCGGTGCTGCGGCTCAGTCCGATATAACTGGCTGTCATAGTGGTGCTCCTGTCGTGCCACCGCTGTCGCCGGGATGTTTGTGGGTGTGCAGCACTTTGCCGTTAGACGACAGCGCACCGCCGCTGTGCTCGATGTCGCCGCGCATGGTGCCGCCTTTCTGCACTTCCAGCGAACCGGTGATGAGCTTATTCGTGCAAACCACCTCCGGCGTATCGAGCGTGATGCACGTTGAGGCTTTGACTGTAACCAGCGGCACGGTGGCAGTGATGGAGCCGGATGCGGTAACGTCAGCGGTTTTGATGCCGCTGACGGTCAGGGCGCTGGTTTTGGGTTCGTACTCAATAACCGCGCCATCGGGGAAAGCAATATGCAGGGCATCCGCCGAGGCCGACGGGGCGGGATTTTCATCGGAGAAAATACCGGGCAGCACAAACGCGGTATCGAGCTCGCCGCCGACGGCCAGGATTAACACCTGCTCACCGATGGAAGGAGCCCACCATGTGCGGGCTCGACCGGCGCGCTGAGTCAGCCACTGGAGCCAGTCGGTAATGATGCCGCCGGTCTGCACACGACAACGACCGGCAGCGAGATCGGTTTCGACCACAAAGCCAGTGCGTACCATATTGCGGAGAGCGCGGGCAAGTTCGTTGATGTTTGCTGGTATGTTCATACAACGAAGAATGCCTAAAACATTAAAGGTATGGTATTGAAAGCCGTTATATGGATAACCACACATCATTTGGAGAGGGAGTTATGTCAGAGTCATTAGTCGAAAAAAAAGAAATATTAACTTACATCCTTTACATCGTTGTTTTTCTTTTTGTAATGAGCCGGGCTTATGGAATAGCCAACTTATTACGATTTTTATTTCGCCACCTGAATATTGGCTACTCAGACAGGAAGATGAAATCGCTCGATGAGAAATGGTTTAACGTTCAGCTTTTCAAAATAATAAACCGAATAAATATCACAAAAATAGAAGATGCAAGACTAATTCAGAAAGGTTTAAATGATGGATTTTTAAAATCATCGGACTTTTATTTCACGAACTCATGGGGAGATGTAACACTCCCTATGTCTTTACCAAGAAAAATCCGTTCATTTATGATGGGATTAACTCTGGTTATTCTTGGCTCTGTGGCATGGTATGTACAAGAGCCCATTATTGAAGGCTATGCAAAATTCGATTTTAAAGAGTTTAGTTATTATATCTCGAAGGAAAAATTTTTCATCACAAACAAATATACTAAAAGCAGTCCTCCAGCAATTCATAGTAAAGAAGATTGTAAAAATTCCTTAAAACTTATCGATAGCACATCAATCTTTGCGATAGCCTGCACAAAATTCCTTGATGAGAGTAAGTCATATCAATGGTGGCTTGCTGATGAAATAAAATCAATTAACAAAGCTAAAAACTCCTTATCAACATTAGCGTATATTTATTTAACACTTGGAACAATATGGCTATTTTCATTAGTTCAATTTTTACGAGCAGGCAAGAAGGTAAGGGAATATAAAGCTTTCCCTGAAAACGACTGATACACCAAAAGCCACAGCAATACCGTGGCTTTCTTATTCAAAATCACGAAACATATCTACAATTATATCTTCAATATCCTTTTCATCATGATTATTCAAACCTAAAAGGACACGTTTTTCATAATGGACTTCACGGGCGTTTCGTTCTGGTTTTTCTTTGAGGCCAAATTGGTGAACCCGCGCAATCCGCTGCACCCTCCCGGTAAATTCCACCACTGCCGCATTGTCATTACCGCTCGCTTTCATAAAGCGGTTAGTGCGCAGCTTCGCGAACATCTCCCGCTTAATCCGGCCTTTCTTTGCGCGTAGCGGCTGGCTTTTTCGTGGTGCGTATGGCGTCCCGTCGGGCGCTTTTTGCGATTTAACCCGCTGTTGCTGGCGCTGGCGCAGCTTTTTCGCAATGTCGATGGTCAGTCGCCGACGTCCGGCGGGAGACATTGCCGCTAGCAACCCCGCGAGCTTATCGTCAAAGGGCTTAAATTCATTCATCCCATTTGCTCGCCAGTTCGCCATTGATATACAGCTCGACCGGGCGCGTCACCGGCTCCGGCGGCGGTGGCTCCGGGATGCATCGCACATGCAGCGCCGCGCCAATCTCATCAACCAGCGTTCGCTCGGTCAGTAACAGGCTGATGCTGATATCGAAACTGCTGTCGTTATTGATATCAGCCTCGAAGACAAAGCCTTTTTTCTGCCCGGTGTCGGTGCTGAGGATATCGGGCTGATGCTCACGCAGCCAGGCCAGCACCGGCACGAGGATCAAATCAAAATCGCCGGTAAAATCGGTCACGATCACATTCAGCGTGTACTGTTTTTCAAACGACAGCGAGGTCGCCAGCGTGGCGGCAATATTGCCGCTGTCCACATACAGGCGCAGCATATCGGGGTTAGTCGCCAGCACCGGCGCGGCATTAATCAGGGCTTTTCGCAGACTGTCGGGTTTGAGCATCGATATCATCCTGGCAGTGTTTGACGGTTTCGACCTGAAGCGCACAGCTTTCCAGCGCCCGCTCAAGGTTGCGTATATCCGCACTTAAATCGCCGTTGGTACGCGGATCACTTCCCGGCATCGGGCAAAGACTGACTTTCGGGCAGCCGTTGTAAACAGTCACCGGCACTGGCGCAGGCGGCGCGCTTGTGCAACCGGCGCACAGCATCAGGCAAGTCAGCGCTGTACCAGCGGCGAAAGGCTTCGTTTTCATTGAGCAACCTCGTTATGGTTTGTTCCCGCCGGGCTTCGCGCTCACCGGCGGCATTCAGTTTCTGGCGTAAATCCACCTGCGCCCGTTCGTTTTTATCCGCCCGGTCACGGGCAACAATGAGCTGGTTTTTCAGCATGCCAATCGTCGTTTTCTGCTCGCTGGCAACGCGGCTGGCTTTATCAAAAGACTCGCGAAGAGTGCCGTTTTCATGGCGCAGCCACAGCAGGCCGACGACGGTCAGAATCAGCAACACGATTAGCGTTTTCATTCCGCCCCCTTAAGGCAGTAATCCCGCTCGCGCTTGCGGCGGTTTTCCAGCCCGGTATTTCTGACGCCATCGATATAGACCCAGCGCGGGAGCTGGTCACAGGCCTGTTGCCACTTTTTCTGGTTCAGGAAATACACCAGCGTGGACTTACACGCCGCGCCGGTGCCGACGTTAAAGGCGAAGCTGACCACCGCGTCGTAAACCTGCGGCGGCATGTCGACCGGCGCACAGACCGCAAGGCGGCGCTCCGTATTCAGCACGTCAGCGACAAGATTTTTTGCCGCGTCCTGCTCCGTGATATCGCGTTTCGGCGCGACCCCGGCAGTGTGGCCGATGCCTGATGTCCATACCCCCGCGCTGCACTGGTAGGGACGCAGGCGGCACCCCTCAAGGTCTGCAAGCAGGGCGAGCCCGTCCGGCGAGGTACGGAGTAAACGAAAATCAGGCAACAGTGCCGCCAGTGCCAGCACCGCGACCACACTGCAACGCTTAACGATTGATGACATTGTTAATCTCCTTACTGCTCAGGGCGTTCTGTCCGACCTGTAGCGCAAGCAGCGCATAGCTTTTGCGCCGGTAATACCAGTTCACCCCGACGGTCGCCACGACGCCCAGCGCGCCGAAATACGCGGCAAAATCCTGCGGCGTCATCGCACCAAAGAAGGTCAGCGCGACGCTTATCCAGTAGGCGAGCGAGGAGGTGATTTTTTCCATACTCAGTCCCATAAATTCACCGCTTCCTGTACGGGTGCGGCCTGAATCTCCGGCAGCTCAATCGCAGTGCCGTAAGGCAGCACCGCGCCGAGTTCAGCCAGCCCCGGATTCGCAGCGAGCACCGCCTCGAATATTCCCTCAGTGCGCCCGTAATGGCGGGCGCAGATGACGTCGAGCGTGTCGCCCTGATGCGCGATGACCTTCATCAGATTTGCCCCACGATGCAGCGCGGTTTGTCCTGAATGCGCGCCACTGACCAGCGCATGTCCCGCCACAGCTCATCAATCGTGGTATCGATGCTGTCGGCTTTTTTGTCGCCTTTCGCGCTTGCATCCACGCCGCGATAACGCTCGTACAGGGTGGCGGTTGCCATTGCACACACGGCGCGCTGGTAATGAAAAACCCGCGTGCTCTCGCCGTCGATATCATCCGAGGGCACATCAGCCAGGCGCGCAAAGCCCGCCTTAATCTGGCTTTCGCGGTATTCAAAAAGCTCGGCATTCGTCTCGGCAATGCCGGTTTTGATGGCATGGCGCAGCCGCGCCGGGGCGATAGTCTGCTCAAGGCGCATCAGCTCGCGCACACGCTTCGGCTCGATATCGGGAAAGAAAAACGTATTTTTAATCACCGGCTCGTCGCCCGCGGGCGGCGGGATGACCACCGTGTTATCCGGCGGCGGTGCATCGGTCTTATTAATAATCAGCGTCATCATGACTACCTCTGAAAAGGCGGGCGGTGGACGCCGGTCACAGATAAGGTGAAACACCTTCACTGACCGGCGTGCCGCCCTGGCGCGGGGCGCATTCTGTTAACCGGCGTTTTTGCGGGGGCGTCCCCGCCCGCGTTTCGCCGGTGTGGCTGTTTTTTTCTGTGTCGCCGCTTTCGGCGCGGGTTTGGCGGCAACAGGTTTCGGATTCAGCTCGCGCGTGAGCCGCTCGATGTCCTTACGCACTCCGGCGTTGCGGTCGAGCTGGTTTGCGCGTTGCAGATGGGTCATGGCGTCAGTGAGCTGACCGGCATCGCGCAGTGTCAGACCGGCGACCTTATGCAGCCGGGCGCGCACTTCGTCGGGCATATCGGCTCTGGTGGTCATGCTGATGACGTCGAGAAGGATGGCCGCACTGACCGGCAGACCGGCATCGCGGGCGCGCAGGGCTGCGAGCGCCACCTCTTCGGCCAGCATGTAAGGCACGGTGCGCGCATGGTTTTCCGGCATCGACAGGTTGTAGCGCAGCGCATAGCGGGCGATTTCCAGCGCGCCGGGAATGTCACCGGCATCGAGACGCCACAGCATGACCGTCATTAAAATGGCATCCTGCGCGCCGGTGCCGTTCTCCAGCACGCCCGTCACCCATGGCAGATAAAACGGCAGCAGCTCGCGCTTTTTGTCGGCTTTACGCTCTTTCGAGTGGATTTCTTTCAGCGTCCGGCGGTCTGCGGCCAGCTTAACGAGCATCTGCTCGTAAGCGGTGGCATGGCGCAGCGGGGCGTTCTCCCGCTGCGCGGCCAGCATGGCCGAGACCCGCATCGCGTGACGCTGTGCGGGGCTCGCCATCTGTTACGCTCCTTCGCCGGTGGTGGAAGTGTCCGACCCGCCAGCAGGTGCGGCCGTCAGGGCTTTCATGGCGTCGACGATTGCCGCCGCAAACACGGTGGCGGTGGTGCCTTCCGGGGTTGCCTCTTCTTCCGGCTCAAGAATTTCGATGTTTTCAATGAGGCAACCGGCTTCGTAGTCTTCAATCACAAAGTCGACTTTCACCTGCTCGTAGTTTTCCACCTGGTCGAGCTTCGGATTCTCGATGATGTGGCGGCGGTGACCGTCCTCATACAGGTAGACCGAGAGGTTATCCAGCGTGGTGATCAGAATGCTGTTCGCCGGGAAGAACGGTGCGCGCACCGCCTGTAACTGGCCGATGGTTTTCTGGCTGATAATCAGCTCCCCGGCCAGTTGCTCGGTGTTCGGCTGAAATTTGTTGATCATCGGGAAATATTTGTCGGTCAGGATGCGACGCCCGCACACGACCACCATTTCCGGGTTTTCGCGGTGGATTTCAGCAATCAGCGTCTCGTGCGCATCCATCACCAGTGCGTCAAGGTTTTTGTAATGCCCTTTCTTGCCGACCTTGATGGTCGTGGAAATGACCGCGCCGGTGTCGTCGACGACCTTATCCATGACGCGTGCCGGTGCATCGTTGCGGTACTTCTGCAACCAGCCGACGGCCACATCCTGCAACAGCGGGTTTTTCTGGCGGTCTGAGGTTGGCGCACGGCTTACGCCGTTAAAGCCGATGGTGATGTAGTCCAGTGCCTGGCGCTTGACGATCGCGTCGCGGATGCGGGTCTGAAAATCCTGAAAACGCGCCCACAAATCGAGCTTGTTGTACTTCATGTGAAAATCGAAGTTCACCGGCTGACAGAAATAGCGGTAAGCGTCCATTTTCGAAAAATCGGCGGTCTTGCGCTCCACGCCGTTCGACGTGTCGGCGGTACTGGCAATCGTGCCGTTGACGTCGATGCCGATTTTCTCCTCGGTCAGCTCGCCGACCACCACCATGTTGATTTTTTGCAGGAACGAAGAGGACTGCTGGATCTTGTCAAACAGCGTCTGCGTCACTGACGGCTCAACGCTGAATTTCTTGCTCAGGTCGTCCACGCCGACGCCGTTCAGCTCAGCGAGACGGGTCAGCCAGGCATTAAATTTAAAGCGGGTTTCTTTACGCATTGTGTCGTTTGTCCTGTGATGAAAAAGGGATGCCGGTTAGCAGTCGGTCAGCGCAGCGGCAGCACCGTCGCCGCCGGTGCTCAGTTTGCGGCGCGGCTGCGTGTTACCCGGTGTTTTGTCCAGGGTGGCGGTGATGGCGCTGAATTGCTCAGTGGTTTTGCTCGCCTCATCAGCCACGCTTTTCTTAAGCGCGGTGAGCTCGGTCTCCAGCGAGGCGAAACGCGTTTCGGCGCTGTCGTTGCTGGTCTGGACGCGCTCCGCAATCGTGGTCACGGCTTCGTGCACGTCATTAAAACGGGCATCGTCGGAGGACTGGCGGCGGCTGAAAATGGCTTTCACCGAGTCGGTCAGCTTGTTCAGCAGGGTTTCGGGGGCGTCCTCGAATTCCAGCTCGGCCAGGGTGGCAACAGAGAACAGATTTTCCGGGCTGGCCTTGAAGCGCTGGAGCGGGTTGTGTTTTGCAGTGCGGCAGAATTCCAGATATTCGGTGCCGAGGCTTGCCGGGTCATCGGTCACAGCAAGGCCAACCAGATAGCATTTGCCGCTGTTGGCGAAATTCGGCTGAATTTCCATGGAGGTGTAAACTTTCTGGCCTTTCGCCACCATATCGACCAGCGTGTCGAGCGGGGCAATTTTGCCGAACAGCGCCAGCTTGCCGTTAAGCGCGGAATTGTCCTCGATTTTCTCCGCTTTCAGCTCAACCACATCCCCGTAACGGGCGAAAGCGCCGTCAGGCAGCAGGCCGCGCAGGTGTTCAAGGTTGATGCGGCAGCCGTAGACACGCGGGTCGAATGAATCGGCCATTTCCTGAATATCGGCCGCGCTGATAATGCGCCCGTCGCAGGTGTCACCCTCGACGCCGATACGAAAGAATTTTGAGACTTTTTTTGCCATCGTCAGCAGTCCTGATTGTGTGTGAAGGAGTCACGTTGATTTCAGGGGCTAGTTTCCCGGCTCGTCCGCTGGTTCGCCATCAGTCACGGATGGCTTGCCTCCTGCACATCAGCGGCTTAGCGAATCGCCGGTCGCGCTTGAGTAGCCTTGCCCTGTATCCATGACGGCGAGGCAGGCATGACCATCACCACCGACACCACACTCTTGAACGACCCGCGACGACAGGCGGCGCTGTTGTACTGGCAGGGGTTTTCCGTGCCGCAAATCGCGGAAATGTTGCAGACCAAACGCCCGACGGTGCAGAGCTGGAAACAGCGCGACGGATGGGACGAGACTGCCCCGTTAGACCGGGTGGGAAATACCTTAGAAGCGCGGTTAATCCAGCTTTACGCCAAACCGGAGCTGACCGCGCACGATTTCAAGGTTGCTGATTTTCTGGCGCGCCAGATGGAGCGCTTTGCGCGTATCAACCGTTACGGCCAGACCGGCAACGAGGCCGACCTGAATCCGAACGTGGCGAACCGCAACAAGGGGGAGCGCAGGAAGCCGAAAAAGAATTTTTTCAGCGAGGAAGCCATAGAAAAACTGGAGGAGATTTTCTTCGACCAGTCTTTCGATTATCAGCTCGGCTGGCACAAGGCCGGGCTGGAGCACCGCATCAGGCATATCCTTAAATCCCGCCAGATTGGCGCGACATTTTATTTTGCCCGCGAGGCGCTGTTACGCGCCCTGCAAACCGGCCAGAACCAGATATTTTTATCCGCGTCCAAAACACAGGCGCATGTGTTCCGCAAATACATCATCGCCTTTGCCCGCCTTGTCGATGTTGACCTGTCAGGCGACCCGATTGTTATCGGCAATAACGGCGCGGAGCTGTTATTTCTCGGCACCAACTCAAACACCGCGCAGAGCCATAACGGCGACCTGTATGTAGATGAAATTTTCTGGATACCTAATTTCCAGAAACTGCGCAAAGTGGCGTCCGGCATGGCGTCGCAAAAACACCTGCGCACCACCTATTTTTCGACACCCTCCTCACTCGGTCACGGCGCGTACCCGTTCTGGTCAGGCGACCTGTTTAACCGGGGGCGCGCCAGCGCCAGCGAGCGGGTTGATATCGATATCAGTCACGCCGCTTTAGCGCGTGGCGTGGCATGTGCTGACGGGCAGTGGCGGCAGATTGTCACCATAGAGGACGCGCTTGCCGGAGGCTGTACGCTGTTTGACCTGGAGGCACTGCGACGGGAAAACAGTGCAGATGACTTCCGTAACCTGTTTATGTGTGAGTTTGTCGATGACAAGGCGTCGGTGTTTCCGTTCGAGGAGCTGCAACGCTGCATGGTCGACAGTATGGAGGAATGGGAGGATTTCACGCCCTTTGCCGACCGGCCATTCGGGCATCGCGTGGTGTGGATTGGTTACGACCCCTCGCACCGTGGCGACAGCGCCGGATGCGTGGTTATCGCGCCGCCGGTGGTTACCGGGGGCAAATTCCGCATTCTGGAGCGCCACCAGTGGAAAGGGATGGACTTCGCCACACAGGCCGAATCCATCCGCGAGCTCACGCAAAAATACAACGTGGAATACATCGGCATCGACTCGACCGGGCTCGGTCAGGGCGTGTTCCAGCTTGTGCGCTCGTTTTACCCGGCAGCGCGTGACATTCGCTACACGCCGGAAATGAAAACCGCGATGGTGCTCAAGGCAAAAGACACCATCACGCGCGGTTGCCTCGAATACGACGTCAGCGCAACCGACATCACGCAGTCGTTTATGTCCATCCGTAAAACCATGACCAGCAGCGGGCGCAGTGCCACCTATGAGGCCAGCCGCACCGAGGAAGCCAGCCACGCGGATTTAGCCTGGGCGACCATGCACGTACTGATTAACGAACCGCTGACCGCCGCGACCGGCCAGTCGTCATCTTCCATTCTGGACTTCAACTGATGAGCAAAAATAAAAAGCAAAAATACACACCGAAACCGCGCCAGCACAGCGCCGCGCCCGCACAGAGCATGGAGGCGTTTACCTTCGGCGAACCGGTGCCGGTGCTCGACAGGCGTGAAATTCTCGATTATGTCGAATGCGTCCACAACGGCCAGTGGTACGAGCCGCCGATAAGCTTTTCGGGGCTGGCGAAAAGCATGCGCGCCGCCGTTCACCACAGCTCGCCGGTGTACGTTAAACGCAACATTCTGGTGTCGACGTATATCCCGCACCCGCTGTTGTCGCGTCAGGATTTCAGCCGCTTTGCGCTCGATTATATGGTGTTCGGCAATGCGTTTATTGAGGAGCGCCGGAGCTACACTGACAAGCCGGTTAAATATGAAACCTCACCGGCAAAATACACCCGGCGCGGCGTGGAGGAGGATACCTACTGGTATATTCAGAATTTCACGAAACCGCACCCGTTTGCGCCCGGTTCTGTGTTTCACCTGCTTGAGCCCGATATTAACCAGGAGATTTACGGGATGCCGGAATATCTCAGCGCACTTAACTCGGCCTGGCTGAATGAGTCGGCGACGCTGTTCCGGCGCAAGTATTACCAGAACGGCGCGCACGCGGGTTACATCATGTATGTCACCGACGCGGCGCAAAGCAGCACGGACGTCGAGGCGCTGCGCAAGGCGATGCGGGATTCGAAAGGGCTCGGCAATTTTAAGAACCTGTTTTTCTACGCGCCGAACGGAAAAGCCGACGGCATTAAAATCGTGCCGCTGAGTGAAGTCGCCACCAAGGACGATTTTTTTAATATCAAGAAAGTGAGCGCGGGCGACCTGCTGGATGCGCACCGCATCCCGTTCCAGTTGATGGGCGGGAAACCTGAGAATGCGGGCTCAATCGGCGACGTTGAGAAGGTGGCAAAAGTCTTTGTGCGCAACGAACTGATGCCGCTGCAATCGCGGTTTCTGGAGCTCAACGAATGGGCGGGCGAGGAAATTATCCGGTTCCAGAAATACACACTCGAACCCGACAACGAATAACCCACCACAGCCGCCGGAGGGCGGCTTTTTAATGCCCCTCACCAGACCGCGCCAGCGCCCACAAAGGGCGCGCAGTCGCCCCGACACACTTTCACTAACCACACCCACGACAGGGCGTCACCGCCTCGCTGAGGCGCTAAAAATTAAAATAATTAACGCCCCCAGCGCGCAGTGCTTTCCCCGCCTCGCCTGCCCGCTTTGCGGGTCGGTTTTAATGCAGTTGCATTAATAGGCGAAATTAGAACAGCCGTAGAATACCCACTAACAGTTTTGGGTACACTTTGCATGCAAAAAAATGCAGTTTCGTGCATATGAAAATCTGGAATCAAGATGGGAATAGAGCTATAAGGTTTTTAAGGCAGCCTTTGTCCAGGATTGCCTCTTAAATGTGACACAGATCACACATGAAAAGACACGCACTCTCGAGCCTTTACACTCAGCATAAGGAAATAGATATGATTGAAAAAAGCGTAATGGATGAAAAACTACTAATTAAGAAAAGAAGCGTTAAGGATTTAGCAGACTATATTAGAATCAGATCGGGGGCATCTCCTAACTATTCTTTATTCCTTGGTGCAGGAGCATCTGTTACATCAGGGATTCAAACCGCTCACCAATTGGTACAAGAGTGGAGAAAAGAGATATTCAGCAGACTTTCGCATGAACCATACACCACAGAAACTAAAGCAATAGAATGGCTGGCAGAAAAACATCCTGACTGGTACGATCAAAATAATGAATACTCGTCGCTCTTTGAGAAAAAATTCGATTTACCCTCTCAACGAAGACGTTTTGTAGAATTACAGGTTGATAAAAAACTACCATCTATAGGATATGCATACCTTGTTGAGTTATTTGAATCCAATTTTTTTGATACTATTTTTACAACAAACTTTGACGATTTAATAAACGAAGCCTTTTATCAGTTCTCATCAGACAGACCATTATTATGCGCCCATGACTCGTCAATCAATGGAATATCCGTAACATCATCGAGACCCAAAATAATAAAACTCCATGGTGATTATTTATTTGACAGCATAAAGAGCTCCCTAAAAGAAACCGAGTCCTTAGAAATTAACACACGCGAAAAACTTATAGAGTTCACAAAAGAATACGGATTAATATTCGTCGGTTATGCAGGCAATGACAACTCAATAATGGAAGTTCTAAAATATCTCCTCAAGCAAAATGATTACTTAAGAAATGGGATATATTGGTGTAAGAGAAAAGAAGATCAAGTCACACCAGAACTATTCAAGCTATTGAGTCAAGATAAGGTTTATTGGGTAGAAATTGACGGATTTGATGAGTTCATGGCAGAATTAACTCATAACCTTGGCATTGAATTATCCCTTGGAGGAAACCAAAAATCCACAAAAAGGGAAAAAATGATTAATAACTTCATAAAAGATGACTACAAATTAATATCAAATGATTTTATAAAAAAAGACCTAGCTAAAATCAAAAGAAATGCATTAACTAGAGACATATCTTCACTAATAAACGAGCTTTCCCAAAGTGATACTGACGACCAGAGAATACCCGAAGAAGATTTCAAAAACTTATTATTTATTGACAAGTTAATTAGAACAAAAAACTACACATCCGCAGAGGATAAATTAAGCAAGCTAATCAGCGACACCAATGATGACAATATAAAATCAAAATATCTTCGACGTCTCATTGAGATAAAAGAAGATCAAAATGATACAAAATCAGCATTAGAATATAGTGATAAACTCATTGAATTAGATGAATTTAACTTAAGCTACAATTTAGCAAAGTCAAATATATTCCCTGAAATAAAAGATAAAATAGATTATTTAGAAGGGTTACTTGATAAATTCAAATACAGCATCAATCTTAAAAACCATCTTTGCAGAGTTTCCCTTTCTTATTTAAATATAAACTATGAAAGCACAATAACTTTTAAAAGAATTCATGAATTAGCAGATGATAGCTTGAAGCTAGACAACAGTCTGGACAACGGAGCATGGAGAATTAAATATGATGCTATAAAATTTGAGCATGCATATAACTTCAATAAGGCAGAACGCGACAAAGCAATTAATGAATTACTCAACAAACTAAAAGAAATAAATCCAATACATGATACATACCTAAGCATGCAAGCTGATTTCTCAGTTTCCACCCAGAAAAAAGAAAATATAAAAAACACCATAAACGACTTATCTGAAGTTTATAAAAACTCATCAAAGAGCAAAAGAAAAAATATATTGAAATATTTAACTCAATTACATCTTTCGTTATTTGAAGCAGATTATGATGAAGATACCCATGACATCATGAAGGATTTCATAACAAAATATGAAGAAGATGAAAACGAATCAAAAATAGCCCCTTTCATTATATTTAAAGCAAGATATGAAATTGGCTGCAATAAAAACAGAGAAGCTGGAATATCGCTTGCTAAAGAAGCTATAGATAGTCCTTGGCGAAATAATAATATCCAGAGCATAGCCGATATTATATTGACAAATCCAGAAAACATACAGATAGTTGAAGATTTTCTAGATAATCTACCAAGGGACATTTCAGAAACAACCATACTTAAAATAAAATCAGATATATGCAATCTTAAAAATGAACATAACCGATCAATAGAGTTTTTAGACCAGGCTCGCCAAAAAAAATGGGATTTCGGAAATTATATTGTAGCTAAATCCTATACATACCTTTTAGCAAAAGAATACTCAAAGGCAATAGAAATAATCAATGAAAACATTGATAAAATAAAGGACTATAGAGAAAAAGATGTTTTAATAATCAATAGGGAGACGGCCAAGAAAAAACTCGGAATGGAGTTAAAGAAAAATGAGATACACTCCGTTATTGCACATCAAAAATCTAAAGGCGATATTTCCATGTGCGCATTTTATCTTGTTGATGATGATAAGAATGGAAACAGTCTATTGCGGGAACTGTTAGAACAGGATTTTATAAACTATTATAGGTTCTCACAATGGCCTGCATTACCTGATAATATTCTTGCAAAATACAATCCTGCAATATTATCAGCCCATAAAGCCGCTTAATAGCAAAGGCACAAGTGAAACACCATTTGTGCCATTTCTATTATGCAATATAAAATTATAACTCTCTACTCTTTGTCAAACTCAAATTTGTATTATGCAATAACGCACATTAATAAATTATTTAATTATTATTTTTAAGGAAATATCTGAGAAAGACATCCAAAAAGATTCATTTTTTATCAAGTTATCCCTCGCTAGCTCAGCGATCCAATTCAGAGCTATTTCTCGATCTTTACCCTGGCACATTCCTTCAGTAACCAGCCGCGCAATCAATTCTACCCGCTCCAGCATGACCTGCTCTTTTAATTCGTTTCTCACAAAACTTCTCCCACATGAGATACTGTATAAACATACAGTATAATGATTCTTTGCACAAAGTGAAATAAAAAAATCAACCATAACCCGTTGTATCAGCGAGATATAAATTTGTATGTTTGGTCATTTTTCTTTGCCCCTTCCAGACAAAACAGCAACACGGGCAAGGATATCCTTAGCCTTTGCAAAAAATGGTGGGACGGTAGAAAAAACTTCTCCCGCTTCTGATCCCCGACACCATTTCCCGTTAAAACAGCTTTTCCCGTGCGCCATGAGGTGCAGCGCTTCGACCCGGCTTATTGTTATGCCGGTTAAAAGCTGTATTTCATCGATAGCTCGCGTTATGGCTTTCTCTTCCCCTGGCGTTCCGTGAATAAATTTACGCCTCGAAGCCTGTTTTTTATCCCTGAGCCGGTTCGTTAATTGCCGCCGTTCATAGCGGCTGAGTGGTTTTGATAAATCGAGCGCCGGTGGATCGCTTTCGCTTCCCGTACAGTTATTGACAGAACTCCGAGAGGGCGCGGTCGCGCCCTTAAGGTCAACGGCCAAATCAAAGGCGCGTTTCGGGACAATCTTCCATTGCGTGAGACGGGTCAGAACCGGCGAACCAGCGCCGACCGTGGCGTCGTACACGCCGCGAATGCAGACAGTCTCCTCGCCATACTGGTTAAACTCGGCGCGAGACTCATAGAGCGTGCGAACCTGCAAATCATCACGACGGACAAACGCGCCGCCCTGTGCGTTGACATAGCCCGCCCAATCACCGGCATCAGCGGCATCGTGTACGGCAGCAAATTCCACGCTAAGACCGTGAGCGGTTTCGGTATCAGCCAGGCGACGCAATTCACGATAGACCGTCACAGGCGCGCCACCGATAAACTGGAATTGCCGGATGTGCCAGCGAGCAGCCCAGGCTGAAACAGCGGGAGCCGTCTCTTTTAACAGCTCGCCGCTTTCGTCGTCTTTCTCGCCATCGAGCGCATAACCGTCAATATTCTTGGAAATGTATTTAGCAACGTACCCCGTAGCGCTGCCTTTCTCTGGGTCGATAGCCTCAGCGTGAAAACGGGCTTTTCTGGCTTTATCGCTGCTGAGCTCGCTCTCATCTTCCTGCCACGCATAATCACGAATAACCTTGCGAACACGCTCAACATCTTCCGGCAGCATAAACATCAACATGTGCCAGTGAGGTGTTGCGTCGTGATGTGGCTCGGCGACGCGGATGCCAAAAATACGGATTTCTTCGCGGTGAAGTTTGGCGCGGATGCGCGCCCAAAGAGAGGTTAAATAATTCTGCGTATCGGACGGGCTCGCGCCGTTCCATTTGTGATTACGGTAGCCCGCTTTAGTTGTGGCGTGATATTTCGACGGTGCAGTCAGCGTATAAAATTCACCGACATAACCAAGCTCATTACAGATATTTTCGAACCCACGAATGCGGGTCATCAGCTCGCAGCGGCGAATGGCCGGATTAGCGACCGACCCGTCGTATTTTTCTATCAGGCTGATGCGGTTTCCATCTTCGTCTTCCAGCTCCAGACCTTTCAGAAATTCTCGGGTTCGGCGCTTTTGCTCGCGCCAGTCTGTCACGCATGATTTGCTGGCATAGGTGTGTTTTTTCTTGCTGACGTTGCCAACGGCAATTTGCAGATGTTCGCGCCAGGCAGATGCAACACGGCGCAAGCGACCACGCCACCATGTTTCATTAAACATGCGCATAACTGCCGGTGCGATCTCGTCCTGGCCGACATATTTGCCTGTAACGCGCTCCCAGTGCGGCGGAGTGACGTTGAATTGCATCGCAATCATACCGGCGCGCATGTACCAGCGATAAAGTGTCTTAAGTTCTCCGGCATCAGCATCGTCATTATTCGCCAGCTCACCGCGAATAAAATTCGCGATGTCGGCGGCAAGGAGGTCAATGTCGGCTTTCGACATATCCGGGAGCCGGTTAAACCGCGCCACCATATTCACCAGGCGTGAGGCCAGATATTGCAACACGCCGGTATCAAAATGGCCGTTAAAAATGGCGGCAGATACATCGTGATTAATGCCGGTGGACTTATATTTTTTTGCGACCAGCTCAAGGCGCGGCAATGCTTTTTTGCAGAAGCTGATTAAAAAGGCATTGGCTCGCTGGCTGTCGTGATGTTGTTCCAGAGTGGCGGCGGTGCGGTACACGTCATAACGGACGCATTCAGGCTGAAGCGATAACGCCTTGCGCGCATGCAGCAACGCCGCAATCATATGATCGCGGCGATGCTGTTCGGCGTAGGTCAGATAAGGGCTGGCGATGGCTGACCGTGGCGAGTTCCACGGCCAGGCATAGGTTACGTTCACCGTCATGTTGCGCTGGCCTGGCGGCGCTCAATGCTTAACATCACATATCCCGGCGCCCATTCGCTGACATCAGTGATATGGGTAATCCGCACGAAAATAAAAGCACCTGTAAACCCGACAAGATTTGCATCATGTTCGGACTCGCCATATTCATTGAGACAGAGCGAATCCCCGACCGCGAAATCACGGTCGGCGCGACGAAACTCCGCTTTTTTAATACCTAGAAGAACATCCCGAAAATGTTCAGGTCGTATCCTGAGTTGGTGCGTCGTACTCATATCGCCCCCCTGTAATGCTTATTTTTGAGTTCAAGCATTTGCTGACAGGTCACGCAAAGCGTTACGCCATAAATCGCCATGCGACGGGCTTCCGGGATTGGGGCTTCACACTCTTCGCAGATAAAACGCGATGGCGCGCCTATACGGCTGCGTGCGTTGTTGATATGGCGCTCGCGTTCTTCCTGCTCGCGCTGCTGGATGTGATCCATTGCATCAGCCATCAGTGGAGCTCCTGAGATTCGTTTTCGTAGCGAACAGCTTCAAGGCGCAGCAACTCCGCAGCCTCTTTACCGCTCAGGCCTTTTTTAGTGATATGGATAGCCAGCGCCTCAAGACGGATAGACACAGCTAAAGCACGGTCTCGGCGTTCTTCGTTTTTTGCTTTATTAAGCAAGCTGACCAGTACATCGTTATCAGCTTCAAAATTGCGGGTTTCGATATTTTGCACTTTGCTTTCTCCTGAATTTGGGCAAAGAAATGCCCGGCGGGTTTACGCCATTAAATTGCTGTTGGTATTAATTCGGCATGGTTAGCCGTTTTGGAAATAAACTCACGACTGCACGAAAATGGTTCATTGCTGAAATAAGCGCTTTTTTCTCGTCAGTAGTCAGCTCACTTAATTTGAGCCCGTGACGAGCTGCCGGTATTTTTGCCAGAAAGAAAATAGCGGCCAGTGCGCGCTCGTTGTCTTCATGCTGTGGGTCGCGTGTATCGCGCATATTCGCGACGAATTGCTCAACCTCTTTCCAGCTATCCCCCCAGAAGCGCCCGCGTATTTCAGCGATATGATTCAGGCCGGCCATGCGCGCGCCGGTACTCAGCGGAACCGTTGCGGAAACAGCTTCGATAGCCATGCAGCCCCCTTAAAAGAAACAGGCTTTGCCTGAGTTTGTGAGCGCAACGGATGCCAGCGCTGACCGTTCTCGCCGACAATCCAGCCGTGTCCGTAATGCATGGCGGGGCTTTGCTTAACGAGCAAAGACGCGAATGAAGGTTCGTTATTCATCCTCACCTCACATCAGGCCAAATGACGCGCCGAGGCCGCTAACGGTATCGACGACACAGGACATTGCCGGGTTAGCCTGGAGGCGCGCTTGTAGTGCCAGAGCTGTCAACGAAAGCATGCGTATACCAGAATTCACACTCTCGACCATACTGTGCTTCCTCGCCGGGGTAAGACGTTCAGAGGAAATAGCACCGCCAGCCAGATCGCCAAGCTCAGTCATAGCGCGCATGACATAGGTTTGTAATTTCTCTTTTGCCAGTTCATTGACGGGTACACAGGGTAAGCAGTGAAGCATCGCCAGAAAGCCGTCTACCAGCGCCGAGTCTTCAGTAAGATCGGTGAGTAGCCAAATTTCCGGCGGTGTGAGGTGGTGAGGCTGTTCCGGGTTGAGCTTGTTTCGTAAAGTTTGAACGTTCATACCCGCGCGCACGGCCAGCTTCGCCATATTGTGACGCTGCGCGAAAGCCCGGCACGCTTCGTCATAATGAGGATGTTTGGAAACCTGAAAATCAAACATGTTGCATCCTTATAATTCACTTAAAGTGAATACGGATTCTCAATAATGAGCTGAAAACGAGCGTGCCCCAAAGCCTTACGCAGCTGTTCTTCTTTCCAGCGAGCGTAATAAATTCGGATAGGACCCCCGGCTTTCTTACAACCTTTCCGGATGACACGTTTTTCAATTGGTACACGTGGGGTGTCGCCTGTCGTCCAACGATAGGCAGTACGCTCGGAAACACCCTCAAGCTCCGCGAATTGCTGAAGCGTAACTACAGGAGACGGGATTTTGATGATTGCGATTTCAGAAGCCATGTTGCATGATTCCCCTTTTGCTAAACATTGCAATTAATAGCTATCTGTTTGCCAACGTTCGCCATTAATTGCCTAGGCATAGGCTTAACATAACTCCCAAAATGGAGCTTGTAAATAGGTTAAAGCTACATGAGAATTGAAGGTCTTGGTTTAAACAACGAAGAAGTGTTAGATAGGATTTGCGAGGCTTATGGTTTTTCGCAGAAAATTCAATTAGCTAGACATTTCGAAATTGCATCCAGCTCTCTTGCTAACAGGTACAGCCGCGATTCTATTTCTTATGATTTTATTGTGCATTGTGCCCTAGAAACTGGTGCAAATCTCGCGTGGCTGCTCACTGGCAAGGGATCGCCAGCAACCGGAAACGCAAAAAACGATACCCAAATCATGGAAAAATTCACATTAAGTGAAGAATCACTAGTTGGTGATGGTGATTTGAGCATTGCCGGTAAGCTCTTTAGCAAACCGCTTACAAATCCGATTGCCGTCTACGCTGACGGAAAACTTCATTTCATCGAACGAGATGCCTCTCTTTCTGACGGGGAATGGCTTGTCGATATTGAAGGCGCTATTAGCATTCGAGAACTAACGAAGCTGCCCGGCAGAAAGCTACATGTTGCTGGCGGTAAGGTTCCCTTTGAATGTGGATTTGACGACATTAAAGCGTTAGGTCGCGTGATGGGTGTATATAGCGAGGTTAATTAATGACTGTCCGTAAAAATCCTGCTGGCGGCTGGATTTGCGAACTCTATCCAAATGGGGCAAAAGGCAAACGCATTAGAAAGAAATTCGCCACCAAAGGCGAAGCGCTAGCCTTTGAGCAATACACCGTTCAAACCCCTTGGCAGGAAGAAAAGGAAGACAGACGTACATTGAAAGAACTGGTTGACGCATGGCATAGCGCTCACGGCATTACCTTGAAAGACGGTCTAAAACGCCAGTTGGCAATGCATCATGCTTTTGACTGTATGGGCGAACCACTCGCACGCGATTTCGATGCACAAATGTTCTCGCGATACCGAGAGAGAAGATTAAAAGGCGATTACGCTCGGTCAAACAGGGTAAAAGCGGTATCACCGCGCACACTTAACCTTGAGCTTGCCTACTTTCGAGCAGTATTCAATGAGCTGAATCGTCTCGGTGAATGGAAAGGCGAAAATCCTCTTAAAAATATGCGCCCTTTCCGCATAGAAGAAATGGAAATGGCCTGGTTAACTCAAGACCAGATTGCACTATTGCTTGGAGAGTGCAAACGACATGAACACCCCGATTTAGAAATCGTGGTGAAAATCTGTCTCGCCACTGGTGCTCGGTGGTCTGAGGCAGAAAGTTTGAGAAAAAGCCAGCTCGCGAAATACAAAGTCACCTACACAAATACAAAAGGTAGAAAAAACCGCACGGTTCCTATCAGCAAAGAGCTTTTTGACACCCTGCCTGATAATAGAAAAGGCCGGTTGTTTAGTGATTGTTATGGCGCATTCCGGTCTGCACTGGAAAGAACAGGCATAGAATTACCAGCGGGGCAACTTACCCACGTTTTGCGCCACACCTTCGCCAGTCACTTTATGATGAATGGTGGTAATATTCTGGTCTTGCAACGCGTGCTCGGCCATACCGACATCAAAATGACGATGCGATATGCACACTTTGCCCCAGACCACCTAGAAGACGCGGTTAAATTAAACCCATTAAGTTTCAATAAAAAATAGAATAGAAGATTCAGCACATCAATTAAATGGGTGTGATCCGAAAAAATCGCACCCACATTCAATTTCAATTTACGGATTCAAATTCGAACACCCATAAAATCTAAAAGTTCAATATATTCCTTTTGTTTTTTCTGTTGATCTTCGTCATCTTTATAATTAAAAAGATCTGGAAATAAAAGATGACCCTCTATAGTAAGCTTTATATTATGGCTGATTCCAAACTCCGTTTCACTCTTAGTAACATCCTTCACGAAAAAATAATCATATAATTTCTTTAAATTATCATCATCTGTTAGAAATGTTGTCCGAGCATATTTAGTTTTACCTAAGCGATAATTACTTTCAATTTCATCAGCCAATCTACCTATTCGACTGATGATTTGTATATCAGCCAATGCATTACTAGAGTTAAATTTTGCAGGCTCATCTTTAAACTTCATAACTTTTTTTGCCGGAATACATCCATAAACACATGCAATAGCAGTAATTACTACTGCACTAAATTTATCCACATTAAGCTCAGTTGCTTTTCTAATAATCTCTTTGGCAACCGACAACCTGTTAGCAGATGAAATAGTATTACCTAACTTCATAGAGTTAACACACTCGAGAAATTTATGGTAATCCGATCCAGATGATTCTGGATACTCGTTTTTCATCCCGTTCACATACATTTCAGTAAATTTTTTCTCTTCAACAACTCTAGCCTTTTTAAAAAAATTATTAAGGGCATCAAGATCTCGCTCAACTTCTTCTTTTAATTCATGTGTAGATTTATCATTAAATAAATCACTTACCTTTTCAATCAAAGCAGGCAAGCATGAAATAGCATTATGAGGCAAATCCACCGCCGAAAGCCTCTCTAAAAAATCACATTTATTTTTGTATTTTTCAGGCTCATTAAAATAAATATCTTTATTTTTAATGTTACTTATACAACAAATATCCAGAAAATACATAGTCGGTATTGAATCGCTCCATTGTTTTATTGCACTCAAAAATTCTCGATTTTCTGGAGAGTCAGTAAGCGTCATTTTCAACCTTCCCTTTTCCAT